CCCCGTCTGATACGCGGATGACCATCAGCTTGTAATAATCCATCTTCTCCGGCCACAGGACCTGGGTTCCTATCAGCATTTCCGCCTCGTTTGCCTCGTAAAATTCCCGGGCGTGTTCCTTGTGCTTATCGTCAAACAGGTTGGTATAAATCTCTGTCCAGCGCTCCCACAGGTCCTCCCGCCTCGCAAAGGACAGCACGGCCTGATAGGTCCGGGAATCATACTCCGGATTCTTCAGTACCCCGCTGAGCAGGGAATCGTAATGGAGCACCGTACCGATGTACATGATATCCGTATAGGTATCCCCTGCTTTGGATACCGCCTTCTTGAACCAGGATTCCAGCTTCCGGCGCTGCTCCGCCGTGTTGACGTTCTCGTCATTCTCCACATCGTCCAGGACAATCAGGTCCGGCCTCCAGGCCCGGTGCCGGCGGCCCCGTATCTTCTTTCCGGAGCCGATGGCCTCAATCTTGATGTCCTGGGCCGTCAGGATGACATTCCCCTTCCACACCTTTCCCTGCTGCCGGCCGAAGTCCTCCTGGATGTCCCGGTTTTCCTCCAGTTCTGTCTTGATGTCCGTTAAGAACCCTTCGGCCTGGTCGGACGAATCGGACAGGATGATGATGTAATGCTTGTACCGGTACAAGGCCGCGTGCAGGGAATCCTTAAATGTAAAGTTGGTGGACTTTGCATGGCCTCTCGGCGCTGCCACCACGTTCCGGCTCCCGTCCAGCCGCGAGATGACGGCTGCTTCCTGGTATGGATTGCGCCCCTTCAGCACACCCTTGGTCCAGACCGTGTCCAGTTCTTCATGGAAGGCTGGGGATTTGCGGACAAAGTAGTGTTTTAAATAGGCCCGCCCAAAATATCCCAGGTCGATGGCCGCCAGGCGCTTTCTGAGCCCTCTCGAACCCGTCAGGGGATGCCCGTCCCGGTACAACCGCATCAGTTCCCGGCGCTCCGGCTCATGGTCCGTCCGGCGCAGGACATAGGCCTCAAGCAGCTCCCGCTGATAGGCTTCCCGTTCCTGTTCCTCCCGGCCTTCCTCTTCGTCCAGGCGCTCCAGGTATTCGTTGATATCAATCATGCAGCATCAGCTCCTTTGCACGGGTCAGGATTTCCTTCAGTCTTACCTTCAGCTCCGGGTCTGACTTGATGGTCTTCATGATTTCCTCCTCCATTTCCTTAAAGGCCAGGTCCGCCTTATCCTTCATGTCCTGGCGGACCTTATCCTTATAGACCTTGGTCCGGCTCAGGGATGCAATCAGCCGTCCCACCTTGTCTAATGGCAGGTAGTCAAACTCATCCTCCGCTGTTGCCAGGCGGTTAATCAGGCCATCCATCATCAGCATCAGGCCCGCCTCGGTATAATCCGCATCCGGGTTCTTTCGGACCACATTTACCAGGGCCTCGGTCCGGGACTGGGCCTCCAGTAAGCGCTGGGCGGCCGTGTTGCTCCGGACCGCATACCGCCCCACGCTGCTTTTGCTGATTTCATATCCCTTTTCCTTCAGCCAGCCGCTGACGTCCTGGTAACTGTTGGATGTATCGGAAAGCATCACGTCCACCTGTCCTTTGATTTCAGACGGCAGTTCGTCAATCTTGGAGGATATGCGGTTCTTCTTCCTCGTCCTTCCCATCAGACATCCACTCCCGCGTCCTCTATGGTGCCCTCCGCCAGGTCCACACCGGCCTTGGTCAGCCGTATCACGGCGTCCTTGGCGTATGCGTTGTAGGCGGTCACCTTCAGGTTCGTGAACTCAATGTATCCGGCGTCCTTCAGGTAGTCCAGGTATTTGGTGATGTCCGGGGATACGATTAATCCCGCCGCTATCATGGAATTGGACAGCTGCCTGGTCAGCGCCGTGTTGTTATATCCCTTTACCAGGGACCGTATGATATATCCCCTGACTGCCTTGTTGTGCTGGATTTCAGCCAGCTCCCTATCATCCATCCGCTTTGCCTCCCTGTCTTACCAGTAACCGGTCCAGCTTGCTGTCCATGGACCGCATCTTGTCCTCCACCCCGTTCATGCTCCGGAAGAAATCCTCCCGCAGCACGAAGGTCGTGGCAAAATCCCCCTTGATGGAGCTCAGCTCCTTCTGTACCGCCTTGATGTCCGCCTCCTGCTTGTCCTCCAGCTTGGTGACCCGCTCGTCAAACCTGGCAATGGTGCTGTCCAGCTTGCTCCCGACACCGCTTACGGACCGCTTGAAGTCATCAATCATCATCTTTACCAGGAACCAGAGGACCGTCCCCACCGCAGTGGCTGCCATGCCGATTGTGACTGCATCGTTCATGCGCTTCCTCCCGGATGTCTGTATCTTGCCCACAGCTGTGCCAGCTTCTCCCAGCCGTACATGGCCAGGAAGGCCACATAAAAGGCCACTACCAGGGCCAGGACCGGTCCCCACCAGGCGGCCGCGGCCTCCGTGCCGGTCACATACCACCAGTAAACCAGCTGGCATAGGATGACCGACAGCACAATCACCTGCACGGCCGTGGGTATCCTCCCCAAAAAGCCGATTTCCTTGGTTACCTCCGTGATGACGCTGACCGTGAAGGCCGCCGCTGGGTATACTGCCCCGCCAAGGTCTGTAATACGTTCTCCATTTCCCATTCCTCCTCGCTCGTTCTGTCTGTCCTGGGACAAAAAAAAACAGGACATGACTTTCGTCATGTCCATAGGATAATCCATCTGGAAACATATTGTTAGCCCAAGCATTTTGGACAACTCATCTTTTTCCGGCCTCTCCGGATTCCCCGTCCAGGAACTCAAACAGGCTGATTTGTGCCGGGTCCAGGTCCCGTACAATCTGTAATATCTGGTTGGTGGTCAGGTCGTACTCCTTGGCCAGTTCCTTGGCGTTCCGGCCATTGTATTCCCGCCGTATCCGGCGGTTCCGCGCCGGGGCCAGGATGCGCTCCGCCTTGGGCAGGTATATCTTGTCCCCCATGAAATACCGGGACAGCTTCAGCACGTTCTTTAAACCTATCATTTCCACCACCAGGCGGTACGGCTCCGCGATATCCTCCAGGGTGGTATCCGCTTCCAGCTCCTCCATCAGCTCCCTGCGCATCCGTATCCCCTCCTCTTATTCCGCCAGGCCTTCCCACTTAAGTGCGCCGTCCGCATCCGGGGTCAGTATGACCGGCTCCGTGACCATGCCGCCGGCTCCGTCCATCAGGTACCATTTCCCATCTATGGTCTGCTGTCCCTTTACCATGGCACCATCACTTCCCAGATAGTACCAGTCCCCCTGGTACTGGTACCAGGTGTCCCTGACCATGCGGCCGGCCCCGTCAAACCAGTACCAGCGGCCATCCACGTCCAGGTACCAGGCGTTACGGACACATTGGCCTGTATCCCCCAGGTAAAACCGCCAGACGCCGTCCTCTTCCTGCCAGCCGGATTTCCTGGCCGGCTCCTCCGGGACCACGTCATCCAGCAGATAGCGCCGGACGCACACCAGTCCCTTGTTCCCGCGTTTGGTGGATGTCTTCGTGTTCTGGCGCTGGGTACAGTAGGATACCATGTTCTTATAGGATGGGCGGCCGCTTCCGTGCCCGCAGATGATGGTATCCTCCCCGTCCAGCGTATGCACCATCTCCACATGGCCGATGGTCTGCGGCCGGCTCTCGTCCGTCCCGGCAAACTCCAGCATGTCACCTACCCGCAGCAGGCCGATGTCCCGCACCTGGCCGTCCCGGATGGGGACGTCCACCGTCACCAGCCGCGCGGACTGGTAGATGCCGGCTGTGTTCAGGATGCCGAAACCATATCCAGCTTCCTTGTATGCATAACAGATGGAGCTGGAGCAGTCGCTGTAATAGTTCCCATCACTGTGTTTCCGGTAGCAGTAGTCCCGCAGCGGCTGGCTGTAGTGGTTCCTTCCGATGAGCTCGTCATACTTCCTGGCCACGGCCTGTCTCTTTTCGTCTGCTTTCATCACTTGTCCTCCCTTTCATAGGCAATTTCCAGCTTCAGCTTGGATGTCACAATCAGGGACCGCTTGATTTCATCCATGCTCCAGTCAATCCCCTCATCCGGCAGGATGGCCTGTATCAGTTCTGCGTTTTTAATCTTTGATATGTAGTACAGGTCCATGTCCAGGTTGGGGGCGGCGGCCTCCGCGGCCTCCTCCGTGGTCCCCTTGCCCAGATACCCCAGGACGGACAGCAGTGTCTTCTTATCCTCCTTGTAGTCCCCCTTCAGCCTCCGGGCCAGC